CCTGCGACCGATTCTATTAATGGAAAAAGCCCGCTTTCGGCACCCTAAAGCCTACTCACGGGCATTCCAATGAAAACCACAACCCTAAAAGTGGTGTGACAAATATAGGGATTATTTCTTAAACAAAGAAGAGCCAAGCAATGCGCTTCCGATTATTGCGCTTACTCTGTAAATGCGCCCGTTTTTTCTTTCTTGCGCCCACTTTTCCTTATAGGCCAAAGCCAAACTGTCCTTCGTGGCAATGGCCTTGACGCAAACCGAGTCCTTGGCCTTGTATGCGATTAGCAGGGAGTCATAGGTTCTAAGGAGAGAATCCCCAATCCCCACTTGCATCGCAAGCAATTTACCGACCTCCTGGCAGGAGTCAAGCATCAAGGGGACATACGCCTCCACCCATATCGTCTCAGGCTCTTCATAAGCCTCTATGAGCCTCTCACGCCATTTGATTTGGGTCTTTACAATCTCTTGCCTTATCGTGTCTCTACGGGTCTGTAAAGGGGCCACACGATGCTCCAGGGAGTCAATGATGCATTGTTGCTTGTCAATGATTTGCCGGGGGGAATCCTTCATCGTGTAAATGAGGAAACCAAGCCCTATGGCGATGGGCAGGACAACGAACAGGATGCCCCGGTAGGGGATGTAGCCTTTGTCGTTAACAGCCATCGTCTTCGGGGAATACCCGAATTATCTGTCCGTCCTCGTCAAGCTCCTCGGTGGTCTCGTAAGGCTCCAGGTGATCGCCAAGCGACTCTGCCCCCGTGTCCTCGTAGAGTTCAACATAATCGGTCAAAGCCTTAACCATTGTCTCTTTAATCGTCTGCCCTGTTTCTTCGGCCAAGTCCTCAAGCTTGCTTAGGAGGTCAAGGTCAATCTCAAAGCGGATTTTTACGGTATTGTTCTCCATCTTATTCAGCATTCAAAATTACTTGCGTGCAGCAGAATAGGCAATAGCGGCAATCTGACCCTTACTTCGCTTTTTGCTTTTAGGCTTGGACTTGTTGGCTTCTGTAAGCTCTTTGATGTTTTTGGAGACGGCTTTTTGGGTGGCTTTTTTCCCATAACCCTTGGCTTTAGTGAGTGGCATAATGAATCGTTTTGTGGTTCAAATATAATTAAGCGGTTTGGCCTTTGGTGAGCAGGTCGTGGAACTCGTTGAACTTGGCGATGCGGTCATCCAGGCCGATGATGCCTCCGTTTATCTTGTTCGTGATTCGGGTAATCGTTGCGACATCGGAGCCTTTGTCGGCAAGGGCGTTGAGTTTACGGCTATGCCAGAAGTAGCCAGCCGATAGCATCGCATACCTCCCGGCCACGAGTTCGGGGTTCTCCAAGAGGTCTTCGGGGACGAGTTTGTCAAGTTCGGCGTAATTGGCCTTGAAGGTGGTCATAATGTACCCACGGCCTCGGTATTTCCATCCATCCCCAAGTTCGGTATTGCCAAAGCGGTTCGCATAGACCTTGTTGGCTATGGCGATGTAATCCCTTGCGTATAACTTGGCCGTGTCCTTGTTGAAATGCCTTGGGAAGACCTTTAAGAGCCGTGAGGCGGAGTAATTGAAGTTCTCCTTGGTTGTGGTGAAGTTGGCCGATTCGTGGGCCGTTTGAGCGAAGAAATGGGCAATCCGAAGGTCGGTATTAATAGAAAACCGCTCCTGTATTTCAAGGAAGCGGTCTATAACGAGCTTGGGGACTCTTGGGGAAAGGCGTTGCTCAAGACTCATCGCCCTTGGATTCAACTTTCTTATGGAAGTAATTGGAGAGTGTTTCCACGACCCTCAAACCGCTGAAGCCAACAAGGAAGGCCATAGCGAATTGAGCGGATTCAAGTTCAATACCAAGCAAGGTGATAGCGAGAGGGGTAAGGTAATTGGCAGATAAGGTTCCTGCGAGGATGGAGAAGAGTTGGGTGCGTAAAGATGCTCCCTTTTGCTTTCCTACGAGGACGAGGCTTCCGAGAAAGCCTCCTACGGACATCCCGACATTAATGCCGAGTTCCGTCAATACCTGCTTGATATCCATTACAGGTAAGTGTTGAGGGTTGCGATGAATGCTGCTGCGGTGGTACCCAGAGCCACAAGGTCGGCATTGGACACGAATATGGACTCGTCCAAAGTCCCCGAAAGGTAAATCCGCACCTTTGTAATGCCATCGGTTGCATCAAGCTCCGTGGAGATAATGTCCCGATAATTAAGGAAGTATTGCCTTCCGTCAGCGTATGTGAGCCGTAATTGCGTTGAGCCGAAGGTTGTTGCGGTTAAGGTAGGTAGTGCCATAGTGCGTCAAATTTATTAAAGAATGGGCGAATTTTTATGGGGTTGTGAGGGTTGCGAGTTCGGAATTTGAAAGGCGGTTGGGGTAGAGAACAAAGGCACGGATGCGGTCGGCAATGACATTCACTCCATTTATATTACCCAAATTAACGCTATTCATTGCTGGAACGCTGCAAGTTATGTCCGTGCCAACACTCGCCCCATTCAAGTACACCACGAAGTCGTTTTGTTTATAGCCTACCGCAATTTTATTAATGGCATTAGGCATTGCTGCAATAATATCAACCTGACCGCTACCCAAAAAGGTCAGTCCTACACGAAGACTTTTTACAGCACCATTTAAGAATAATTGCAAATTAATCGTATTGCTGCTTGTGCCATCTGACAAAGCAACGACCCTTGAAAAATTCACAAAATTCCTTACATCAATCTCCGCATAAATCGTCCCCTCGGCCTGACCAATCAACGAAGCGACATTCGTCTTTCTTATCACCTCATCACCACGAGTGATGGCTTGGGTGGTGGTGGGGATGTAGGAGGTGGCAACGGAGCCGACCTCGAGTTGTGCGCCCCAAGCGTGAACGCTAACGGTATTATCAGCGGTGCTTCCTCCGATGTTAATGAATTGCCAAAACCCCGAAGTTGATGGGGCTGTTTCCGTTTTGCTATAACGAACCCAATTAGCGGTGAGTGTAATTACTAAAACTCCCGCTTGAGCAACATTGCGAATGCCAATTTGCTTACCAACATCACCAGAAGTTGCCGCTTTTAGATATACACTTTGCGTATAAACTGTCCCACTTACGACTGCTGGTTGTTGTGTCAGCGTTGACCTATCGTTGGAAGTGTTGCCTGCGCCCCTATTAAAAACAATCAAATCTGCCGTTGTATTCCCGTCAGGAGCGATTGCCGCATTTGTGGTGATTGCGGCGTTAACGCCTGTACCTTGTTGTCCTGCAACCCAAGTCGTGCTAAAATCCTCGCTCTGCAAGCAAATGTTCGTTGCCGCAGGCTCCACCAACAACGCAGGGCAGCCATTCACCGCTCCACCAAGAGGATAATCCAACCTCGGCACATTGTCGTTCACGAGTTCAATAAAGCCATTGGCATTGATTCTCGTGGAACGATTGGTCGTGGGGCTTGTCGTACGACTTACCACAAAATCGCCTGCCCCTGTTTCGGGGATTTGGCTGTAAAGAGTTCCCGCCTTTATGACATACGGGATGTTTAGGAGAGAAGGAGTGGACATATCTTAGGTTGTGAGGGCCTGGAGTTGAGCGTTGGTGAGCCTTGTGGGGTGGAGGGCCAAGGCTCTGCATCGTTGAATACTCAAGTTAGCCGTTGCAGAACTTGAAAATTGCATTTGAGCCAATGCGGTTGGAATCGTGCCTGAATTATCAAAGCCGACTTGTACGCCGTTCACATAAAAAATAAAATCGTTCTGCTTGTAAGCCCCAGCAATCTTATAGAATTGACCAATCGTTATTGCGCCCGATGTTACGATTGTGCATTGACTGCTTCCTCCTGATACAACGGAAAATTCCATAAGGCCATTGCTCCTTGTTTCAAAGCGAATTGTTTCCGTAGTGCTTGCCCCGATAGAAAAGAAAATCTTATCAATCTGCCCCAAAGACCCCTCCCAATAAAGCGTTCCCTCGGTCTGCCCGATCAAGGAACTCACGCCCGTCTTGCTCACTAAATCTGCGCCACGGGTTATGGCTTGAGTTGTTGTGGGTATGTAGGAGGTGGCAACGGAGCCGACCTCAAATTGTGCGCCCCACGCATAGAAGGAGCGAGCCGTTGCCGAGCCAACTTGTGCAGGCTGAAAGCCTCCCGCATTGCCACCCGCAGTACCAACCGTAAAAGTCATTGAAACCCTATACCACCCGTTGCCATAATTCTCAACACGACCCGTTGCAGTTCCTGAAAAGCCCGTACCCGCAGTCCCGCCTACGGCAAATGTTGCAGTACCTGCCACAAGGTCAATAGTGGCTGTGGCAAGAAGATTATTTGGAGCAGAGGCAAAATTGTTAAACCGCATATTGAATGTTTGTCCTGCGGTTAATGCGATGTTTTTGTAAAAACAACTTATTGTATAAGTCGTTGAATTAGCGACTGTTATTATTTGGTTTATTCTTGAGTCAGCGACAGCCGCAAGGTTAATGGTGTCTGCATTCTGCGTGCCATCGGGGGAGATAGCAGTATTCGTGTTTACCGTTGCCCCTGCCGCAGTAGTCCAAGTCGTATTGAAATCGGCACTCTGCAAGCAAATATTCTGCGCACTCGGCTCAACGAGCAGCGCAGGACATCCATTAGCAATCCCTCCCAAAGGGTAATCAAGGCGAGGGACATTATTGGCAACGGTTTCAATGAAGCCCTGAGCGTTAACCCTTGTTGCTGCATTACTCGCAGAACGGCTTACAACAAAGTCCCCCAAGCCACTATCGGGGATTTGGCTATACAACTTACTCGCCTTGAAGCGGTAAGGGATATTCAATAAAGATGGGTCAGACATCGTTAATTCGGATTTAAGGTTGAAAACCTCGTGAGCAAACAATTATAGGCCGA